GTTCAAGATCGCTGTCATGGGTTCTCCTGAAGGATGAGTTCTATTCATTTGCCAAACATCGTTATATATGATATAACGAGGTTCAGCAACACAAGCAAACAATGCTTCCATCTTATATGAATTCTCACGTCCCAAAATATCAAACACTTGCTTCACAACCGAAAACACAGACCACATCATCTGACTGGATATAGTCTTGTCAAAGGCCTTGAAGTCAAGTGCCATCCACTTTGAGCCGTGAGTCTTCATTGAAGACAAAAGCATTTCCCACTCAAGTGAATACACATCAATTCCAATTGCATGCTCCAATTGTTTCCGATGCTTCATGTATGCGGCAGCAAATCGCAAGAAATACTGTCGAAACCTGATAACATGAGCCACATTTGAAGCAGCAAACACTCGAGTTTTTCCAGCTGCCACTTTCTCCAAAGAGCGACGTTCATCTTTGAGAGTACATACAAAATACACTTCAGGGATCCGGCGTTGTTCAAGAGCTGAGTCAATTTTGTTCAACTCATTTCTCAACAAACCATCTCCAATTGTTGCATTCGGCAGTTCTCCTTCAAACAAATGCCGCTTTCCTGATCCCGGTGACATCTTGGACAAAGGAAATCCAGGCGAAGACCCCATATTAAGAGCATCAATGAACTCCACACCTGGAATCCCATTCACTGCTTCGCTTTCTGTCAGCATACTTAGATCTTCTTCACTCACATGCTGTGCGATCATTTCAGCAACACATCGTGTACATTCAGCAAGCAAAGCATTATCCATTGGTGTATTTGCATCAAACGCTCCAGCCAAACCTTCAACCATCGGCGATATACGCTTTCCATTTACCGTCAGTGGTTTGAGTCTTGCAGGTGCAGTTTTATGCACTGTAACCATGTCATGAATTGGAGATTCACGCAACATTGTCTTCACCATACCAGTCATCATCCATGATTGGTTCAACACTCCAATATGCTCATATGGAACTTCTCCCATCTGACATCTTGGAGTGCAAACATCACTCAATGAAATAGTCACTTCAGGTGCTTCCAACTCACTTGCTACACCACACAATTCATAGACAACCTCTCGAGTCACCAGCGCAGAGAATCCCATATCATTTGTGCCTCCAGCAGTTCCAGCCACATGTATTCCTACAATACAACCGTTAATGCCTTCATTAGCACAAATCACAGGCGATCCACATTGGCCTTCTCGAGTTGTTGCAAAATAAACATGTCCCTTCACAAGCTTGATATCTTTAGCTCCACCAGGCACATGATATGTCAGCGGTTCATCCTCGGAATCAAAAATCTCTTCCAATGCCAAACCACGGGCTTGAATTCGTGTGGTATTTATCCCAACGTGCTGCAACACAAACTCACCACGCCTCGTCTTTGTCAACTCGCTCTCAAGTACGAACAACATTCGCACATCAGGACGACTTGGCAACAAACGAGACACAATGGTATATACAGCAACATCAGTTTCCTCCATGGTGCAAACTTCACTCTCATCAAACATTTCTGCAAATACTCCAACCTCCTTGTTAGAGAAAACTATCTTCTCGCCATTTTCCAAGTGTTCCAGAAAATGTAGTGGCAGGAGACAAGTTTTCCCAACAAGGAAGAGAGCATTCACAGATTTGTTTGTCCTCTCACAAGTGACCAGAAATTGATTCTTCTTCAACAGTTTACTCAACGCATCCTCAATATTTTTCCCATACTGAGCATGTGACTTTCTACTACGCGTCTTGAATCTCTTACTAATCACTTTGGTCATTCTAGGCCCATCACGTTCATACATGGATTGCGCTTCCACAATTTTCTCAACAGGTGTCTTTTTCTCAATATCATCCTCCTTTTTGTCACCTCTGGTCAGCATCCACACAGACAATGATCCAACAACAGCACCCACAACTATGGAAGTAGCATTTCTTCTCACAAAAGAAACCATCTTATTTGCATAAGATTTTACTCCTGTGATTAGATCCTCACGTGTCCCAATAGTTTGATGTGGGCAAGTCTCATTGTTGTACCATTGCCTAAGCATATGCCAACCTCGAGTAACAAAACTAGCGGCTTGACATTTCACACAATCAAGATTCAAATGGTCACTTGGCAGTCCATCCGTCATCGCAAGACTAGTCATCAAGATTCCCTTCATCCGTCTCAACTTTGCTGAATTTGATGTTTCACCATCTTCGTCCAACAAGGCATCAACTTGTGAAAGGAATCCCAATGCTTGAATCCTGGTAAACGGACTTTGAAAACGAGCAATCAGTTGTCTCTCACAACTAACACGTTCGTATTCTCCCATTTGGGCCAACAAGTTCTCTCTAGCTCGAATCTTCATCTCATCAATGTACCGAGTTCCCTGTCTCACATTCTGCACATACGCATCCAGCAAGATAGAACACAAATCCTCATACGATATCCACTCAGATATCGGATCATGATTCATGTTATTCTCCAACTGAAATAGGTATATATCAGTATGCAACAATTTCTCAGTGCCAAAAACTCGACGAATCTTCTCCTTATCAAGAATGGCTGATGGAATTCTTCCAGTTCCATATTTATGGCTCATCTTCACAAATTCTGGTTTGGCTTTCACCCTCACCACGAAATCACGCCTCCGAAGCACTGCTTCAGGATTGTTCATCTCTCGTAGATCAGGATCAGCCAAATTCGAGGTTATAAAAACAAGCTCAGACCGAAATCGGGCACTTTTCTT